CTCTTTCCTTGGCGTCTAATTCTTTCGCCTGTTCTATAAGTGCTGCACGCTCCTCTGCACTTAGTTGTGATAAATCTACACTCATGGTAATATCTATTTTCAAATTATTTACTTATTTTTATTTTTTTTGCAATAAACTCAACAATATTCACAGTTACAGCGTTACCTATGAGCTTGTATCGTTGTGTCTTAGCTATGGGTTTGATAGCTCCGTTATAATCGCCATATTGTGTCCAATTGTCAGGAAAACCTTGTAGGCGTTCGCATTCTATTTCTGTTAATCTGCGTATGCCACACAGTAGGTTATTCTCTTGAAAGGCGTTGCTCGATATAGTAGGACAAATAGTTAGGTCTGCGCCTTTATTTTTGCCTCGTTGGCGTTGTTTAATAATAAAATCAGAATTATTTCTTGTTAGGGTAGGTGATATTCCTCTTTCATCATATACCCTATTTTGTTGGTAAGGTTGCCTACCATTAGACTCAGTGGAAGGATTAAGTTGTATCACTGTCATATCACTATGTAATCCTCCTGAGTGTCCGCCTCCTGTAAGGGTGCTTGCTTCCTTGGGAATGATATAGGTGTCGTCAGTACTCATATTGCCATTGGCTTTGAGTGTTCCACTAAGTTGGGCTTGTAATTGACTTTCCGTTTTTTCGAAAGAAGAGAAATCATTCTCTCCGATAGGAAATACTCCTGGGATACTTCTTCCTGCAAGATGGCCGATAAGGTAAATCCGCTCTCTATTCTGGGGTAAAAGCCACTTTGTATTAAGCAATTGCCATTCAAGTCTATAACCCCCAATGTTGGTAAATTCTTTGAGAATTGCCCAAAAGTCTGCGCCAGCATTTGAGGAGAATGCTCCTTTAACGTTCTCCCAGATAAAAAGACCTGGTCTGAGCTGAGCAATGAGGGCAATTGCGTGCGCGATAAGGCTACTTTTGGCTCCTTTAAGCCCCGCTCTTCTTCCAGCAAGTGAGAAATCGACGCAAGGCGAACCGAAAGTGATAATGTCAATGTCTGTAAAGTCTCCTCCGTGAAGAGTGGTAATGTCTCCGATGTATTTGGCATGTGGAAAATTGTATTTATAGTTAGCAATAGCGTGTTTGTCTATCTCACTAAAATAGTGCTCTGTAAATTGGTAGCCTGCTCTCTGAAATCCGAGTGCAAAGCCACCAATCCCGCTAAAAAGGTCAATTATTTTCATTTTTTATCTGTTTAAAAATTATCTTACTACTTTTGCCTTATATAGCTCGTTGGTCTCTATCGGTTCCCATCGTTTGTTCTCCTCGTTGTACCACATCAGCACCCTGTCCTGATCGTATCTTATGTAAGGAGACTCCCAGTTGTTTTCTCGTATCCATTCGTAGATGGTTAGTACCACTATTGGCACACTTGTCCTGTATCCGGCGTGATACTGGTGTATCATAATCCGCTCTTGTGCTGTTAAGGCCTGTAGGAAGTTATCCAGCCTTAGTACGTCCATATATAGTTGTTTCATTGTGCTATTATTTTTCGTTTTTCACTCTTTTCTATTAGCTGTAGTATTGTCTTTGGATATACCCTAAAGATGTCATCTACCGAAAGGGTAATCATCAGCTCTATATCTGCCTTGTCAAAAATACCCTCTCTAAGAGCCTTGCCGTAATACCTCTCTATACTACACTCTACTAAGTAGTACCAT